CGGTCGAGCCGCCGGTGGCCGCCACCCCGCCCAAGGCGCTGATAATCGCATAGGTCTGCTCTAGGCTGGCCGCCGTCTGCGCCTTGACCCGGTCCAGTTCCTGTTTGCTGGTGGCGGACAGGGAGGCCGCGTTCAGCAGGGACTGTGACAGGCTGACCAGCTTGCCCGCTGCATCCTGATCGCCCGCCTGCGCCGCAGCCGTGGCGGCATTGAACTGACCCATGAGCGAGGCGAAACTGCCCGCGCTTGAGCCGTCGGTGATGCCTCGGATGCGGTTCACTTCGTCCAATATGCTGTCACCGACCGACGCCCACGCCTGCCGCAACTGATCGGCTGCCGCTGCCGCTTCCTTTGCGTCCTGCAATGCCCAAATCTGCTGCTGAAGGACGCGGTTGCTCTCGTCCAGATTGGCGAGGTCGAGAGCGCGGACGGCTGCCGTGTTGCCTTGCAATTCCAGCAACTGACGCTGAAGGTCAGCCCGCTCGCTGGCGATGTCCGCCGCGCTCTTTGCGCCGTTCAAAGCCGACTGAAGGTCTGCGAAAGCCGGGGCGAGCTGGAGCAGCGTGGCATAGGTGGCCTGCCCGGCAGCGGTCGTCAGATCCTGCGCATCCACCAGCGCGCGGAACGCGGCCAGCGTCGACGGCATCGTCAGACCAAGGCTCTCGAACACGGTCGCGAACTGCGCAGTGCGGGCCGCAGCCTGCTCCTGCTTACTGTAGTAGGTTTCGAAATAGGAACTCGCCGCCGCAGTGAAGTCGCTGACGCTGTCGAACTGACCGGCAAGCGCCATCTTCAGATCGGTGCTGAGCCCGACCGCCGACGACCCAAGCAGGCCGAGCGATGCGGTCACCGCCTCGGTGGTCGACGCGACGCGCACCAGCGTTTCGAAGAGACCTTCGCCGACCTTCTGGAACCGCTCGATGCCTGGGAAGGCGGCTTTTGCCATGTCGTCAGCCGCCGCGCCGAACACGGCGGTCAGCTTCTCCTCGATCTCGTCGCCGGTAAGCCCCTGAAGGTCGATCTTGCCGATGTTGACGACGAAGCCATTCAGGCGGCGCTGAATTTCGTCGGTGGATGCGCCGAGCGGACCGGCCGCAGCGAGGATCGCGTCGTTGAACTGGCGCAGGATCAGAGTGAACTGATTGCTGAGCGCAGGGTCAGCATCGGTATATTGCGTGGAATATTTCGTGCTGGTGGTGAGGCCGAAGAACTTCTTCTTCTTCTGGATGTCACTGTAATAATCTGCGTCGAAGCCACCCGACAGAATTTGCTGCAACGATTGGGCGCTGCCGAACAGGCCGCTGCCCACGACCTTCGTCTTGCTACCGAACAGGGAGCCGATGATGCTGCCGATGCCGCTGATGATCCCGCCCAGAATAGGCACCTTCGAGAACAGGCCGCCGCCAGTGATGATCCCCTCCAGCAGCTTGCCGGTGGTGTCCTGCGCAAAGCCCGTCTTGACGCCTTCCGAGGCGTTGATGTCCGCCGTGCGCAGGACGAGCGTAGCGAAGCCACCGATCTGGCTTTCGATGGAGCGCAGCGCCGCCAACATGTCGCGCGAGGTCGAAAGCATGACCGTGTCGATTTCCTTCAGGGAATCGATCGACCGCTTGAGGCTGTCCGACTTCGCGCTGCTATCGCCCAGCACCGTACCCGTGCCGTCATTGCTCTTGGGCAGGCTGTTCCCGCCTCCGAACGCCCCAGCCACGGCAACACCGATGGATGCCAGCGCGCCGATCGTGGCGGCACCGGCGGCGAGGTTCAGCGGGAACGGCAGGGACGAGATCGCCGACACGACGGCCTCGACCGCCTTGACCGCCGTGCGCGCGCCGCTCTTGGCGATCGAGGACGCCGTTTCGATTGCATCCTGCGCCATCGCTCGCACCGACAGGGCGAACTCGACAGCGCGGAATGCCTTTTCGGCCGCTTCGAGTGCCTTGTAGCCGTCCGACCCTTCGCGGAAGAAGCCCTTCGCCGCGCTGGTCATGTCGCCATAGAGGCCGACCTGCGCCGTCAGACCGCGTGCGGCGTAGAGGGCATTGGCCTGTGCGGTGCGCTGATTGCGGAGGTTCACGTCCTCGATCTGGCTGATGGTGCGCAGTTCGGCGGCCTTCGAGCTGTTGAGGCGCTCCTGATCTGCCAGATAGCTGGCGAAGGTCGACGCCATGCCGCCCAGCGCTTCCCCGGCGCGGCCGAAGGCGTCCGCCATCCCGTTCGCTGCGGTGCTGACGTTGGTGGCGATGGCGTCGAGCAGGTCGCCCTGGAAGCGAAGGCTGTCGTTGTACGCCTCGGCGCGAAGCTGGCGCTGAAGGTCAAGTTCGGCGATTTTGACTTGTTGGGCGACCCAGCGCTCGGCATCAGTTCCCGTAAGACCCCGGCTTCGCGCCTCTTGTTCAGCACGAAGGTTCGCTAGAACCTTCGTGCGGACAGCATCAGTTGCACCGATGAGGCGCAGTTCTTCCTTCAACTCAGCAATGCGATTGGCACCTGCCTCCATCGCAGCGTTGAAAGCGGCGGCCCTCTCGGCAGCTGTCAACTGCTCGCGGACCTTGCGTTGATCATCCAGCGCTCGCTTCGCAGCCTCGATCTCCTTCGCATAGCCGCGCTGCTGCGACACCTGAAGGGCGGCAAGCAGAGGTAGGTCGGCAATCTGGTCGCGCACGATGTCGGCGGCGCGCTCGGCGGGGATCAGTCCCTCCGATACCATGGCATTGGCACGCTCCTGCGCAGACACCTGCTCGCGGGTCGCAAGGGCGCCCTTGGCGGCATCGGACACACGCTGCGCGACGGTGAGGCGGATTTGGCGCTCGACTGCGGCATCGATGTCTCCGCGCTGCTTGATCGCCTGGCTTTCAGCCTTGACGCGAGCCTCCGCCACCAACGCCGCCGCGCCCGACACCCTGTAGGCGTCGGCCAGTGCATAGAGGTTGCGGATCTGCGCTTCGGTAGCCGCTGCCTCGCGCGCCAATTGCTCAGCATGTTTGTCGGTCTTCGGCGTCCGGTCTTTCAGTATCTCGTCCCGCTGCTTGTCGAGGCGTGAACGCGACGCGGCGATGGTGTTTTTCTCGATGTCGCTGACGACGCCGCCCATCCAGTCCTTGGCGCGCTTCGTTTCCTCCGCCACGCTCTTCCCGAACGTGTCGACGACCTTGGCGGCGGCACCCTGATATACATTGGTCACGCGATCGATGGCGACGTTGCCGATCTGGCCGAACAGTTCGATGCCCAGCATCTCGTTCGCACGTCGGGCGAGGCCGTTGATGCCTTCGATCGAGGCGTTCACCATGGATTCGAGCTTGGCGATCGTCGCGTTGGTCGCCTGCGTGACGAGATCACCCAGCGCGTCGGGCAACAGTCCCCAGACTGCCACCACCCCCTTGTAGGTGCCGACGAACGCGCCGTAGATTTCGGCCACGAAATTGGCGACGGTCTGGGCGTCGTTGGGCGAGAACAGCCAGTCAATCAGCTTCTTCGTGTTGCCGGAGATGTTCATCCGGTCATCGAGCGTCTTCCAGATGCCGCTCATGATGTCGCCGGAGGTGACAGTGACGTCCTTCAGCTTTTCCATTTCTTTGCCGGTCAGGCCCAACGTCGAGGCATAGGCCTTGAGGTCGGCTTCCTTGTTCAACTGGTCGTGCCAGCGCGAGAAAGCGACACCCGCGACCGCGAGACCGGCCGCGAGCGGCGCGAACCTCAGCAGGAGGCCGCCCAACTGAACGGCAAATCCCTTAACGCCGCCCTCCGCCATCTGGGCGATCTGGAATATCTGGCCCGCCTGACTCGCGAAGATTTGCATTGGAGCGGCGCCCATGGCTGCCATGGTTGCGACGTCGTTGATCTGAAACGATAGCTGGGTGAGCGTTCCGCCGTGCTTTGAGGCAACACGCGCAGCATCGTCATGCACGGCGGTCAACTGGCGCAGCCTGCCGGTCAGCACTTCTTGCTGACGGGCATATTCCGGAGCAGCGGTCGCACCGGCATGATAGAGCCGGGTCGATTCCGCCAACTCGTCGTTAAGGCGCTTGGTCGCCGCATAGAGCGGATCAGTCGCCATGCGCATCCGCTCTGCCGCCGCAGCGTCGGATTCCAGCGCTGCCTGTGATCCCCGCACCATGGCCGCCAGTCGGGCGTGTTCGGCAGCCAGCCGGGATGCGGCATCGGCCTCGACCCGCAGCTTGACGGCGGCAGCGTCGCGATCAGCAGCCTTTTGCGCCGCTTCGGCTTCACGGAGGGCTTGTACGCCCTGGCGGACCTTGGCCTGAAACATGTCATAGGCGAAGGCTGCTTCTCGCGTCGCGCGGGCGTCTGCCTCTGCTGCCGCGACAGCACGCTGGGCGGCGATGGCCTTGTCTTCGGCGAGCGCCTTCGCCTCTTGGCTGGCGCGCCGCGCCGCTGCGAACTGTTTGTCATAAAGCGCCGCCTCTTCGGCGCGCAGCCGGTTGGCGAGATCGGTGTTGCCCGCATTGTCCGCCGCCGTGGCGAGTTCCATGGCCCGTAGCGACCGCAACTCATCGCGCGTGCGTCCGAAGGTCGCGTTCTGGCGCTCCAACTGCCGCACCATCGATTCGCCAGCTTTTTCGATCCGCAGGAAATCGCGCTCCGCGTCACGGGCCGCTTTCGTGGAGGCGTTACGGAAGACTTCGATCTCGGCGACCGCGCCGCCCATCTTGATCATGCCGCCAGTCGCGCGCTCGATGCGGGCCGCATCCTGCACGATCCGGCCTTCAGCGCTGTCCATGGCCGCCTGAAGCTGGCGCAGCGTGTCAAACGAACCTTCGGGATCGATCGCGAAGCCGACGCCCAAGCCGGGACTGTCATTGTCCATAGGAGGTCTCCGCGATAGAAGGGGTGCCGCATGGGGCAGCGAGAGGAGCGGTGATGATCAAGGTGATGGCAGCGGTGGCCGCTCTCGGGTGGGCGGCAGGGGCGGCAGCTGCTCCGACTTATTTGGAGTGCAAACTCCAGCGCGAGGGCGCAGTATCGATCGTGGAAATTGTAGCCGACGAGGATAATCATTCTGCGGTCATCGCGCTGCCGGCGACTGGCAGGACGGTTACCCGCCAAGCGGTGTTTTCGCCCACAACCGTCAGAATTTCAGACGACCCTGAAATCTGGATCGTTGACCGCGTCTCACTGAAGCTAGTCCGAGATATGAAGATCGGCGACGAAGTCTCTCGTCTGACCGGCACGTGCTCTCTGAAGCCCAAGCCAGACAAGCGCGCCTTTTAACCTAGCACCGACCGCAGCCGGATAAGCTCCAGTTCCTTTTCCCGCTCTGACACTTCAGCGCGCCACGGCGGCGGGCAATTCTCGCTCTCCGCAGTCCGACCTTCCGCGACATAAGCGACGGACAGACTGCGGATGAGGCGAGATTCCCACGGTTGAAGGTCAATGCCGGTTCGATTGCACCAGGCGTTGATCGTCTGCCAACCGATCGGCCCGGCACCCATGCCCGCCGCTTCGCTTAGACCGATTTCGACCAGCCAGTTTACAATATGAGGCGCGGAGATGGGTGGCATCTGCGGGTCGATGTTGTCCCGCTTCATGCGGTCCATTCGACTGATTGCGGGCGGCTGATCCTTTGCCTCCGCCCGCTTCGTTCCCGCTGGCGGCTTGGGCGTGGCATGGAGCCACGCCATCTGCCGGACGTAGAGCGTCAGTTCCCGGCTGAGCCGGGCTTGAAGTTTCCCCAGTCCTTGACGGCCTTCGTGATCTGCTGGGGAATGAAGCCGAGTTTCGTGTCGGCATAGAGCGCCTTGAACAGATCCTTGCCCTGCGCGTCGCCAGCGGGCGGATAGGTGAAGTTTTCGAGCGAGACCGTCAGCTCCGCCAGATCCTCGGCCTGCTCTGCGGCGCGCTGGTCGGGCGAGGCGACGGAAACCTTGCCGTCGTTGTCCTGCATACGCTTCACAGCGCGGCTGGTCTGGCGCGCCTCGATCGCCGCGAACTGCTTCGAGCCGGGACCATAGATGTGAATGCGGACGGGCTTGCCATCGGCGTAAAGATGCTCGCCGTCGGCGCCCTTGAGGTGGATGGCGGCGGTGTCCTGAACTGCCTGAGTCGTGATGTCGAACATGATATTTCCTTTCGCGGGAAGGTTGCACCAGCCCGCCCCGCCACCCGCGATGTGCGGGGCGGACTGATGCGCAGGGACCGGCCGAATTGCCGGGAACGGGGGATTAGGTGGATTTGACCACCTTCTTGCTGAACTCGATCGTCGGGTTCGCCATGATGATGCTGTCGGCATTGCCGACATTTTCGGGATAGCCGAACACGCGACCCTGCGACCAACGCTTCTCACCAGAAGGATAGGTGATTTCGTAGGAATAGAGCGCGTTGTTGGCGGGATCGGCAGCGGTGCGCAGGAGGGTCTGCCCGGCATCCTCCTCATCATGCGCGATGGATGGCGCAAGCGAGCCATAATCGGTCGACCCCTTGTGCTTTTCCTTGGGGCCATCGAGCGGCTGAAATTCCACCTTATTGGTGGTGGCACCGATGGCGCCGATCTGCTCGACGCCGCCGATATTGGTAAAAGTCAGCGCCGCATAGCCGGTGGCGTCTTCGGTGGCAGGGGCAGCGGCCGAGATACCGATCTTCGTGCCCGCAGCAGTCGTTGAGGTCATAGTCTGTCTCCAGATTGAAGGGCCGGATCACCCGGCAGGAACATCCGCGCGGGCGGACGATTTCGTTACGTGGCGGGCTTGGAAGCCGTGTCGCTGGCCTTCTTGTCTTCGGCCGTCGGCGTGCGCACCAGACCGGCCGCCTTGTAATTGAGGAAAGAGCCTTCATTGATCGGCTCGATCTTGTTGGCCTCGAAGGCCTGACCGGTGCCCTTGTCGTTGAAGTTCTTGATGATGAAGGCGCTCACCTTCTTCGGATCACTCATTTTCACTGCTCCTGCTCAATCTTCCGTGTCCCAACTGACCCGGAAATCCTGTGTTTTCTCGAAGCTGTCGCCGGGTCCATTGACGTCCGGCCCCATACCGGCAGTCAGGATCGACACATGGAGGCCGCCCCCGATGTTGCCGGTCTGTCCCGCGCAGCAACGGCGGACCGCGCTGATGAGCGCTTTTCGATCCTCGTGGCTCTCTGCACGCACGGCGACCGAGACGCGGTCCGTTCGTCGCACCAATGCTCCGCGTACGAGGGGCTGCCGGTCGACAGAACTGACGACGCGCACCAGAATGGCGGGAAGCGGCGTGCCGTCGGGAAGCCGACCGGCCTTGATGGCATCAGCCGCCGCGATCTGGGCGAAGTCGGAATAGTCGACGAGAAGCGCGCCGATGATGTCGCTGCCCTCCAGCGCGGTCATGTCTCATTCCCTTCGTCGCTGACCGTGATGCCCCGCCGCGACACGCTGGCGTTGATGTAAGCCTGAGCGGCGCGCACGGCGTCCGCCTCCTTGACGTCAAGAGCGGGGCGGAGAAACGGATAGGGCCGGGCGCCGGGGTGAAATACGGTCTCGCCCACGAATTTGCCGCCGATCACCAGAGAGGCGTTGCCGCCTGCTTCGCGCAGCTGCTGGTTGACCCGGCCAATGCTGCGGCCTTTTCGCTCGCTTTCGCTGACGCTGATAAAGTGCGGGTCCGTGCCATATTCGAGCCAGAGAGCGCGGAACCAGTTATAGCCGGGTCTCACCGTCACCGTGACGACGATCCTGTTCGCGTCGCGCTTGGTCTTTACGATGATGTCGCCCGCCACCTCGTCCGACGCCGCCCGGTCTTTGGCTTCATCGGCAATGACCTGGCCACCGGCCTTGCCTGCGCCGCGCAGCATCCGCGTTATCTGTCGCGGCAGAGCATCCATGTAAGCCCGGACTTCACTCTTGCCGCGGACCTTTGCCATCAGGCGGCGTTCCCGGCGGGGTTAAATTCCTCCGCCATGAACTCCAGCCCCTCGCGCCGCCCCAGTTCGGCAGGGCCGGAAACGAGTTGAAGGGTCCGGTCTGTGTGCCAGGCGACATCGCCATTCGCGTCTTTGAGGTTGCGGCCAACATGGATGCGCATCGACGTGTCTAATCCCGGCCGGTACGCCAGCCGAACACGCGCCGGGCGCGCGGTGGCATTGATGCCGTCCGTCAGCCGTTCGCCGCGACTGGGCAAAGCGTCCTGCACCTCCGCCCAAACCTCGCACACAGGCTCCCATGTGCCTGACCCCGCACCTGCAAGCCCTTTCTTCGCGACCGGACGCTCGAAGCGGACCCGGTCTTTCAGCTTACCCTTCCTCACAGCGCTCTCGGTCGGAAACCGGCACAGATGCGCCGGGCGGTGGCCTCGGCCTTCGCTACGATGTCGCCGCCCTCACGATCATCATCATAGGCGGCGATGAGCATGAGCATGGCGCGGCGGAAAACGGGCGGGACGACGGCATTGGCGGGATAGCCTGCGCGGATCGTGACGGTGACGATGTTTCCGCTGGGCAGCACCGGCCACCTTGCGCCGTCCCAGCGCACAATCCGCACCGGGCGGCGCGACACGCGCGCCTGCACGTCGGTGATGGAGACGGCCGGACCACTGGCACCCTGATAGCTGATGATCGGCACGGCGGACGCGGCGATCGGCCATTCGCGAAAGCTGATCTCGCCAAAGGTGGCAAATTCGGCGGTGATGTCGCGCTCAACGAGGACGTGCCCCGTATATTCCTCGATCCATGCGGCTGCGTCGTCAATGAACGACTGAATTTCATCATCGCGGCTGACGTCGTCCACGTCCATCCTGAGTTGCCGCTTGGCATCGTCCATCGTGACGGGAATGGGCATATGCGCCTCCGCTTGAAGGGGCCGGACGAACCGGCCCCTTGCGCTTTATTCGCTGTCGGGACTGGCTAGCGCTTCGGTCACCACGTCGACACCGGCCTTGTTCGGGTCGTTGAAGTCGATGCGGTTCTGCAACTCGGTCGTGCCCGCGCGCGGGTCCGCATCCACGGCGGGATGCGACATATCGACGTCGGGAACGATCTGCTGGGGAGCGCCCGACGGATCGAACGCGTCGGCAGCCGGAATGTCGGCGGGCGCCGATCCATCCAACTGCGCGGCGATAGCGGGAGGATTGTTCGGGTCGTTGGAACCGGCGCCCTCGACGAAGCCGCCAGCGCGCCGCTTTTCCTCGGCTTCCAGCGCCGCGTCGAGCGCTTCCAGCACGCCCTTGCGCGTCTTACCGTCGGATTCCGCCGCCTTGAGCTTGAGCAGAACGTCATGCGACAGGCCCGCAAGGCCCGCCTTTACGTCATCAACGCCGCTATCGAGCAGCTTCAAAATATCGGACATCTCAAATTTCTCCTTGGCTCATCGAAACGTCGCCCCGCCACGGCGCTTCGAAGAGCCGGGCCGGAGTGAACCGGCCCGGTCAGGTCATCAGCGGTCAGACGCCGATCGTGATCGCCTTCATGCTGTCGGGGTTCTTCACGCCGCCGCCCACGCGCTTCGTGCAGTAGAAGCAGACGTAGGGCTTGTTCGTGTAGGGATCGCGCAGCACGCGGAAGCCGATCCGATCAACGATCAGATAGGTTTCCTTCATGTCGCCGAACAGCGCCGCAATCGCACCGGCCGCGACGTTGGGCATGTCGGGCATATCGACCACCGGGTATCCCGCCAGCGTGGAGGGCTGACCAGCGACGAAGGTGGGCTGCCAGATGTAATTGCCCTGGCCGTCCTTCAGCTTGCGGATCGCGCCGAGCGAGGTCCGGTTGAGGAAGAACTTTGCGTTGGGCGTGTAAATCGCAGGCAGCTTGTAGACCGCATCGATGATCTTGTCCGTGGTGAACGCGGTGGCCGCGCCCGAGGTGAGCGCCTCGATCGCGCCCCAAGGGTGGCGAGCCGCCTGCGCCTGACCAGTGACATGGGTCAGCACGCCATAGGGCTTGTTCGTACCGTCGCCAGCAACGAAGGCAATGCCTTCCTGCCGGGCGAACTCCGTCTGGATTTCGTCAGGCAGCCAGGTTTCCAGATCGATTTCCGCGTCGTCCAGAATGTCCTGCGAAGCTGCGGCATTCGCATAAATCTGGCCCAGCCCGAACGCCAGCGCCGTAAACTGCGGCGTGGCGGTGGCAGGGCGGGAAGCGGTCTCTCCAACCCAGCCGCTGCCGACCGAGCGATCCGTGAACAGCTTCGTGAAGCCTGCTTTCGAGATCGAGATGACGGTCGCCTCCTGACGCATCGGCGTGATCAGCTTGAGCCGACCGGCGATGGTGCGGTCCCATTCGATCGGGGTCAGCAGTCCGCCATCGGCAGGAACGCCTTCCGACATCGCGGCACGAGGCCCGATCTTCTGCTGGGCCGTCAGCTTGCCTTCATCGCCCGTGCGCATGAACGTCGAGAATGCGCTGGTATATTCGGGATCGGAAGGAGCGCCCTTGCCGCCGCCCGCCATCTGCCCGGCAGCGATCTTGATGGCGTGTTCATTGAGAGCAGCCTCTAGACCGCTCATGGTCCCGTTCAGGGCATCGAGCTTGGCATTGACCTCGGCGCTGTCAGCCTTCGAGCCAATGTTCGCCTCAAGCGTTTCCCGCATTTCCTTGTGGGCAGCATGAAGCTGCTCGAGCATGGCCTTCGGATCGGTGGACACATCCGCGCGGACGGTGGCGCCGACGAGCGCACGCGGCAACACCGGCATGTCGCGGGGTGCCAGCGTGGGGGTGGTCAGGGTCAGTTCGGCCTTGCGCGGCGCAAGAAGCGAACGGAAAGGATGGGCGAGAACGGTCGCGACCGCCGACAGGGCGGTTTTCGTATGGTAGCGCATAAAAGCTCCTCTTTATTTACGAAGATCAGCGAGCAGCGACTGCGCGGCAGTCATCCACCCGAGGTCGTTGCCTTCAGCGCCAGGCGTGTCGGCGGGGTCAGAGGCAGCGCCGGGCGTGCCCTTGATGGCTTTGATGCGGGCGCGCGCCTGTGCGCGCGTCAATCCGCTAGAAATGAGTGCCATTTCCATGGCGCGGACCTCATTGCCGGTGCGGTCAGCGGCTTTCGCCTTCTCGTCGACCTTGGTCTGATCGGCGGGGAGCAATTCGTCCGCGAATCCACGGCTGATCGCGTCGCCGCCCGACATGTAGGTTTCAGCATCCATCCATTTCGCGCAGACGTCGGCCTTCTGGCCGCTGCGCTGGGCGTAGACGTCCGCCATGGCGCGGTCGAAGGGCGCGAGATAATCGGCGACCTCTAGCATGTCGTTACGGTTGCCTGCTGCCACGACCCAGCAATTGTGAATCATCAGGAACGATGCCGCGCCGATCTGGACGGTATCGCCAGCCATGGCGATGATCGAGGCTGCGGAGGCCGCCATGCCCATGATCTTGATGGTCACGTCCTGCGAATGCTCGCGCAGGATATTGTAGATCGCCAGCCCCTCGAACATGTCGCCGCCGGGGCTGTTGATCTGCACCTCGACCGGACGATCGCCGATGGCGCGCAGTTGCGCTGCCACCTTCTTCGCAGTGATGCCGCCGCCGCTCCACCAGTCCTCGCCGATGATGTCGAACATGGTGATGACATTGTCACCGCTCTCCAGCGCCGACGGCCGAACGCCAGCCGCATCCGCATTCCAGCGGTCAATGACCGAGGCGGGCGAAAAGGCGCTGACATCGCGACTGGCCGGGATCGGCAGAACGCCGGGTCGTTCGCGCGACTGGACGGCTCCGCAAATCGGGAGCGGCAAGTGATCTTCGCACCCGAAGCGCATGACGGTGATCCCGCCTGACGGACGCACGTAGCGGAAATGGGTCCGGCCTTCGCGCGTGAACATTTCTCCTTCGATGCCCCCCCATTTCGCCTTCACGCCGCCGACGATCGAGGCGGGTTTTCCGGGGGCGGGCCGGGCCGGTTTCGCACCCGGCGCGGGCGCGCGGCC